CCGCACGGTCGGCACTTGCGGCCGAACCACTCGACCGACGCTTCTCCGCGAGCCGCAGCCAGCGCGAGCGTGCAGGCCATATCCAGCGTCAGGAATGACTTGCCGCAGCCGGGCTCGCCGATGACGAGGTGCATGGTGCCGGCCAAGAGCGCGTTCTTGACGATCCATTCACGCGTCGGCGGCGCGTTGCCGACGATGTCATGCACGAAGGCCGCGCGCAGCTTGAAGCCGGGCTTGGCGCCCATCATTTCCAGCGCCCGCGCCTCAAACGCTTCGCCGCTCTCGATTGGTGGGATGCGGATCGTCATGAGTTGAAGTCCACCCGATAGACGCGAATGCCGGCCTTCTCGGCGAGCGAGCAGCAGTTGCGCGTGCCCTTGCTGCCAGGGAATGCGATGACGAAGTCGGGCTTCGTCTCGTTCAGCATGCGGAGGTTGCGCGCGGGGCCGGCCGCGTTGCCCAGCGTGGCCCAATCGGCGGCGAACACGGCGAAGGGGATCGCGCGCGCCTCAGCCCATGAAGCGGCCAGCGCGTCGGCGCCCATGGCGTCGCCAACCGCGATCCGGTCCAGCCCGAGGCGCGTCACGGCCGCGTCCAGCACAAGCGTGAGACGAGAACGCTCGCGCCGCGCCATCAGCTCGTAGTGCTCGCGCGGCTCCAGACCGTGTGGCACCAGCCCATAGCTCCGGCCTCCGCAGATGACGGCGGTGCTCATGCGGCCTGCCTCCGCGCCTGCGCCAGCAGCACGTCATTGAAGTCCGTCTTGCTCTCACCCGGCAGCAGATCGGGCGTGTGGATCGACACGACGCGCCCGGCCTCGCGGTGGCGCCGGCAGCCCGTCAGGAGGAAGGCGTTCATCGTGACCATGTCGGGGTCGCGGTCGCCGAGCAGGATCAGTTCCTCGCACTCGGGCGGCAGGACCATGCCGGCCTTGTCGGGGTCGGGGATGCCGTTCGGGATGACGCCGCGCCCGGACGGATGCAGGATCGTGCCGGTCGAGCCGCCGCAGAGGTTGCCGCGCGTCACGCCGCAGATCACGCCGACATCGTCAGGCCCGACGCCGAGCTGATACCAGGACAGGGTCGTCTCGATCCCCTCGCCCGCCGCCATGCTGCGCTGAATCGGCCCGAGCCTGATGGCTCCGCCCATGACCGAGCCGAACACCTTCTTCGCCTTGTTGCGCGAGCGGTCGCCGGGCGGCTTCAGCTTGGCCGGCTCGCTCGGGTCCAGGTAGGTGCGATGGATGCCGATGATCTCGCCGGAGACGTTGCGGATCGCCGCGACCATGCAGGGGAACTCGCCCAGCACGATCTCCTCGGTCGCGTCGCGATCGGGGAAGCCGCGATATTCGAGCCCGCGGTGGAAGCGCAGATCCTCGGCCATGTGCGCTGGCACGAAGATGCCGCGGCGCTTGAGATACGCGTCGGCCCGGCTTACCGCGAGCGGGGCGCACTCTGCGAAGATGCGGGCGGCGCGATCGGCGTTGCGCTCCTGCTTGGCGGTCTCCGCGGCGGCGCGGGCCAGTTCCTGATCCTTGCGCTCTTCGTGCCGCTCGCGCTCAACTTCGGGGTCGATCGGCCGCGCCCGGCTCTCGCCACGCGGGGGCGGCTCGCCATTGATGATCTCGACCGCCTCGACGAACGGCACGTCGCGGCAGTGCATCACCAGGGCGATGGAATCGCCCCCCTCGCCGCCGCGGCAGTTGAACACCTGCTCGGACGGCTTCACGGCGAACCGATCCGTGCCATTACACCGCGGGCATGGGCCGACCCATTCCGAGCCTTGGCGCCGGAGCTGCGCGCCCATCAGCGTCGCCGCTTCCATGATGTCCATGGACCTGGCGCGGTCGATCCACTCTTCAAAGGCTGGGTCGTGGTTCACCGGCGCCGCCCCCGCGGTTCCATGGCGATGACGAGCTTGCCGAGGCGCTTGCGGGCGTGATCGAGCCCGTCGTCAACGACCGTGCGAACCATGCGGTCGATCATCACGGCCGGACTGACCTTGGCCTCTGCGGCGAGGTCGGCGACGAGAGCGGCGCGGCGATTGGAAATGTAGAGCGAGAACCGCCGCGCCCCGGCCTTGGAAAGCGGGATGCAGTAGCGTTCGGCGATGAACTGGACCCGCTGCCGGCTGATGCCCTCGATCTTCGCGATCTCCCGGCAGGATTTGCCGTCGCCCGTCAGCCGCGCGATGACGCGCGCGCGCTCGCGCATGCTCTTGGTCTTCTTGACGGGCTCCGTCATGGGTCCACCCCCCTATCGATCTCGCTGAATGCCTTCTTGCCGGCCTGCACGGCGGCGATGATCGCGTTGACCGGCGCCCGACCGGCGGCGGCGGATTTCTCGCCATCCAGCCTCACCGCGGTCAGCATCTCGGCGCCGGCCTGCAGCAGCGCGGCGCGGCGCATGTTCTCGCGCTCGATCTTCTGCCCGCGCGATTCCGCGATCTCCTCACGGCGGCGAATCGTGATGGCGGCCTGCTCGATCTCGTCGATTACGGCTGCCATGAACTCGCCACCGCGCAGGGTCGCGATGTCGCGCAAGGGGTCGGGGGCGGTCATGGTTAGGACGCCATCCGCGACACGAGATCGCCGGTTGTTCCGGTGTCCTCAGCCAATTTCAGATTGCGAACCGCTTGCCGATAGTACGATGGCTTTAGCTCGGTTCCTGCGAACTTGCGGCCATGTTTGACAGCGACGGCGCCCTCAGAACCGATGCCCATGAATGGTGAGTAGACGAGGTCGCCGGGGTTGCTCCACAGGTGCACCGCGCGCTCGATCACGTCGAGTTGCAACGGGCACAGGTGGCGTTCGTCCTTGGCGTCGCGAGCAACTGCCCCGTTGAGGACGTTGGTCTGGTCGACCGTCATCCATACCGGCGACGCGGCCTCCTGCCACCACGACACAGGATAGACGCCGGGGTCGTGGCGCACCGGATCGGGCGTTTTGCCGTCGCTCTCCTTACGAAAGACCAGGAGATAGTCAGGCATGCCGACGCGGACGCGGCTGCCATCTGTGCGAAGCGTCTTGTAGAGCAGGCCATGCGCCTTTGTCCTGGTCATCTCGACCACAGGGCATTTCCAGATCGTGACGCGGGAGTGATAGACCCAGCCTTCGTCCTCGTGGACCTGGCGGATCAGGCTGGGCAGATCGAACAGGCCGATCACGCCGTCCCGATGTTTGCTGGTCGGAAGATCGGAGCAATGGACCGCGCTGATACGGCCCGGCTTTGTCGCGCGCAGCAGTTCGCGGACGAGAAACCGATAGCGCTCCGCGAACTCGTCATGATCCGCGACATTGCCCATGTCGCGCTCGCTCTCGGAATAGACGTAGAGCTGCGAGAACGGCGGCGAGTAGACAGACAGGCCGATGCTGTCATCGGGCATGGTCGCAGTGAACTCGACCGTATCGCAATTGTAGGCAGCGAACCGGCCGCCGATGTGCTGGTCTAGGACTTCGGTCATGACACCATCCACGCCGGCAGCGTGGCCGGCTTCTGGGGTTGATAGGAATGCAGGCGGGTTTCGGCGCGATGCGCGCGGGCCATGGCCTGCGTCATCTCTCGTTTCATGGCGTCGTGGTCGCCGGCCTTGCGGCTCACCACGTCCCAGATTGCGGCCTCGGTGTCGGCGAAGACGACATGGCATTCGACGGGGCGCGTCTGGCGGAAGCGCCAATGACGGCGCACGGCCTGATAGAACGCTTCATAGCTGAAACTCATGCCGGCGAAGACGGTTCGGGCGCAGTGCTGCCAGTTGAGGCCGAAGCCGGCGATGCTGGCCTTCGTGACAAGAACGCGGATTGCGCCAGTCGTGAACGCCGTCAGCCGTTCCTCTTTCTGCTCGGCGGTCATCGACCCGCGAACCTCGACCGCATCGGGGATCACGGCCATGATCGCGTCGGCGTCGTAGTCAGTCTCAACCCAGACCGTCCAGGGCTCGCCGGGCTCGGCAGCGACGATATCGGCCACCATGCGGGCGCGGGCCTCACAGGTCAGACGCTTCTCGGTATGCACCGATGTTGCCGACATGTCGGGCATGCGGAACAGACGGGCTTGCCCGTCCTTTTCCTCACCGCGCCCCGTCAGGCGATCAGCGGCGACAAGATGCCGGTGCATTCGCAATTCGGGCATTGAAAAGCCGTCGTCGCTAAACCCCAGATCGGAGGGCTTCGAGACGCATCGTGCCCATGACGCAACCCAATCCCAAAACGGGCGAACGCCATGGCCTTTGAGGCGCCACGTTCCCGTGTCTGCGCTGTCGTGCAGAAACCATCGCATGAGCATCTGGTCGCGCGTTATGACGCTGAGAAACTCGGCATGCGTGCCAAGCTCTGTGTGATCGTTCGGCGCGGGCGTGGCCGTGCAGGCCAGCCGATAGGGCGTGCGGGCAAACGTCTCAATCAGGCGCTTGGTGGTCTGCCCGGTGAAACTCTTGAGGATCGAGCTTTCGTCCAGAATGATGCCGGCGAAGTCAGTCGGGTTGAAAAGGTGCAGCCGCTCATAGTTGGCGATGACGATCTGCGCGTCATGCGGCCCGCCCTCGCGGGACACGATGGCGTCGATCCCAACGTCATCCGCCTCGCGGGCATGCTGGCGAGTGACGCCGAGCGGGGCGAGCATCAGAACCGGCCTGTTCGTCCGGCTGACAACCTCCTGCCCCCAGGCAAGCGCGGCGCGCGTCTTGCCGAGCCCGGTGTCGAGGAACATCGCGGACGATCCGGCCCGAAGGCTAAACTCCACAGCCGCGCGCTGATGCGGGAACAGTGACGACGGCAAGTCGAAGTCGCCATCAAAGCCGGTCGGCACGAAGGCGCCACGCGATGCG